ACCAAGAAGACCGGAGAATCTGTTGAGCACCGGCATGGCCGCAAGAATGTTGCGCCCAGCGAAGAGGGCAAGCCCCGTATTCACGGCGGCTATGGTCGGGGCAAACTTGGTGAACTTGGCACCTACGTCTTCGACACTGATGCCGAGGCGGTTCAACTGCTTGACCGACTCGGTACTGTCTTTCAGGAACTCCGTGAGGGGTTCCATCATGTCCCCGAAGGCTTCGCCTAAGTCGGTCAGAATCGGGTGCAGCGCACCACCTTCCCGCACCGTCTTGCTGAACGCCTTGGTCAAGTCATAGCCAGCCTTGATGGCAGGGCCGAAGCCTTCCTTGAGTACGTTGCCGAACTCAATCTGCATGTCGTTGAGCAAACGGGGGAATGACCGGAGCACCTTCCCCGGCTCGGTCATGGCGGCCTCATATGTACCGGCGACCTTGGCACCCTCTTCCAAGATCATGTTCATCACGGCGGTCTGACGCTCAGTAGCCGTCAACTGTGCCTCGGTCTTGCCGAGTGTGGCGGCATACTCGGAGTATGCCTCGCCTGCGTACTTGGTGATACCGGCACTCTTCAAGAGGCGAGAGTTACCGGTCTGGATAGCGTAGGCCAGTGTCTTCGCCGTCTGCGTTGAGTTCGACTGCGAGAGGACGGCCAAGTCCTGAGCGACACGGGCCACCTGAGAAGCCTTGGCCATGTCCAAGTTGCCCTGAGCGAAGAGCAGGGACATCTCCTGCGCCGCCTTCATCTCAATGCCCATGCCACGAATCTCGTTGGCGGTCTTGTTGATCCGCCCCGGTGGCAACTTCAGTGACTTGTTGACGGCCTCCATCGCCACGCTCATCTCAGAGACATCGGCGGCGGCTCTGAACGACGAGCGACCAAGTTTGATGACGGCGAATGAGGCGGCACCAGCCGCCACGCCAAGAGCGTTGAGGCTCTTGTTGAACTTGTTGATCGACTTGACGCTGCCCTGAGCGCCAGCGGCGAGTTGGTCTAGTTGCTTCTCAGCACGGCGAAGGTTGTTGACGGCGTTGCGGACATCAACTTGGATGCCTACCGCTACCGATCCAACCTGTACCGACATCTTCTACCTATTCGCCTTCTTCTGTGCCTGCTCTCGCTCCCAAGCCGTCAACTTGTCATGTGCTGCCCAGCCGAGGAACTCGTCCGCACTTAGGGGCTTGTGGGCTGGACTGCCGAAGACCAACTCTTCGACTGTCCGACCCAGCCTCTCAGCCAATATGTAGTAGTAGCGGTACTCAGGATCGGCTAGTTGTCTTTTCCCTCTTCATCGACGGCCTTCGCCGTCATGCCTGACATTTCCATCGCCTTCTGAGCGACGAACTCAATGGACGCAGCCGACTTCTCCTGAAGAGCCTCCATGTCTGCCTCGGTGAAGACACGCTCGCCCGAGTCAGGGTCGAAGACGGTCGCCACGATGAGCATGGGGTAGAGCCGGTCAAGGTCGACGCTCCCGTCAGGGAGAGCGCAGGTCTGAAGCATCCTGCTCCGCTTTCCAGCGGACATGGTGCGAACTTCGACCTCAACTCCCCACTGGGGAACGTCGACCAACTCACGGCCAATGTCGTCTGCGTCAAGGATACGGTCACGAAGGGACACGGTGTTCTCCTATTGTTAGGTGGGTTACGAAGTGGCTCGGGAAACGTCCCCGGTCACCTGCAACTCAATGCTAACAGGGATGACATCACCGACAGGCGGCGAAACGTCGTAGGAGGTGACGAAGCACTCACCCGAGTAGATCGGGTTGGAGGACGAAGCGGTCGAACCAGCGGTGCCGAACTCAAACGAGAGCGAGGCGGCCTGACCGAGAACGGCCTGAACGTGAGCGTCCAGCGTGGAGTCGAACATGCCCGAGAGGCTGACCGTGGAGTCCTTCAGACCGACGATGTAGGTCTTGGAGGAAGCGCCGAAGGCGGTCGTCTCGGCAGTCTCAACCGACTGCGGGAACGAAACGTCATTGAGATAGGCGCTGATGTCAGTCAGCGACCCACCCGAGTTGTCCAGTGCGAAGTACGCACCCTTACCGTGTACGAAAGCCATGATTGCTCCTTAGCGTCTGGCGAATGAGAGGATGAATGTGATGGAACCGGAAGCACCGGCGAGGGTGTAGTTGGCACGGAGATAACGGTTGACGGTCGTGCCCGCCGCCACTTCCACCCGCTCTGAGGTGGTCGTACTTGCACCGACATCAGTGAACGTGGCCAGATCGGCCCACACCGCATCGTCGGCAGAGTGCTGAACCTTCACGGTGGTGGCACCATCGTGAGCGTTCGCCGTGACATGCAGGACACCGACACCGCCGTTGGCGCTGCTCGCTGAGTTGTCCTGCGAAGAGCCGTTGCCCGTGGCCGACACGGCGGCAAGGCCCGTGAGGGCGATGCCGTTGTCGATGCCGTCGTCGGACTGCAACTCGGCAGAAGCGGCCACGACATCCCCGACTGGAGCCGAGACATCGTAAGAGGTGGCCTCGGCCTGCCCCATCGACACTCGGTTGCCAGCGGTCGCCCCGCCGTAGAAGACACTGACGAGAGCGCCGTTCTCGGAGCCAAGGACTCCTTGAAGCACCTCGTCAACTGCGCCCGCCGTCCCGTCGAACATTCCGCTCAGAGAGACGGTGCCATCCTGCAACCCGACGATGTACGTCTTGGACGAGGCTCCGAAGGCTGTCGTCTCCGCCGTCTCAACCGTTCTGGTGATCGTGGCATCGTTGAAGTAGGAGGACAGGTCGGACTGGTTGAAGACAACCGCCGTACCCTTACCGTGGAGAAACGCCATCAGAGATCATCTCCTGAATCTTCCATCGGCCACGGCTCTGGCTCAGGCTCGGGAGCAGGGGCGGCCTTAGTGGACTTGGTGGACTTGGCGGGGGCAGAGCCTTCGATCTTCTCAATGACCGACTGGTCGACCAGCCACTTGAGGGAACGCTTTGGGATGTCGGCTTCCGACACCGTGTCGCCCGCTTCTACTCGCTTGTCGGGGAGATCAATCCCCGTGAGGACTTTGTATGTAGCCACTCGTTCTCCTAGCGCATACGCCCGCAGCGATCCTTGCTAGGAAGGGCCACTGGGGGCACGAACGAGTCCGAGACAAAGCCACATAGGGCATGACGTTCAGTTGTTATTTGGGATGGTACTTGGGGTCAAGCGGCCAATCAAGGGTCACGATGGTTCTTCGCCTTGCAACGAGAGCAGACGATTATCCACGGCCTAGTGAGTTGAATGGCGAGCATCCGGTTGCACCGCCAGCACCGTGGCTCGGTGTCTTGGGTGGCTTCGTCCCCATACGGGTTGTGCATCATGCTCACGACAACGCCTTCATCACATTGAAGTTGCAAGTGAACATGATCCGCCGACTGTCATCCCGCTCATACACATACGGGGTCGTGGTCGCCTCAATCCGGTGGTACAGAACCGACGAGAGCGTGGCGTTCTCCACTGCCGTAAGTAGCCGGTAGATCGTCTCAATGTTGCTTCGGCCCGTGGCGTAGGAAGTGTTCCGAACGATGACCTGAAGGTCGGGCCGCTCAATCTGCGGCAGGTCGGTCGACCCGAGAGTTGAGAGCGGGGCAACTCCCACGTTTTCGTAGACCGCCACACAGTTGTCGGGCGTGTCGGGGATCAGAGCGAGATAGAGGTCCGTCCCGAGGGTGAACGATGTGTTGGCATCAATGTAGGTACCAACTTCTTCAAGCATGGCCATCAGATGAAACTCCCTCGGGCACGAAGGCGCTCGGCCATGAAGATGCTGATGTACTTCGGCAACTTAGGAGCGGCGGCGTAGAGCGGCTTGATGAGATACTTGTTCTTCTGTTGCCCGTGATGGTCCGGTGCCTCATGGACCTTCAGGGCGTAGGTCACGTTGTAGCCAATGGTCGTCGGCCCGCCGTAGCCCAACTCCACCATGATGCGATTCTGCTCAATCTTCGGTTGCTTGACCATGCCCGACATCCGCAGGTACCCCTTGACCACGGGGACGTAGTTCATCTTGGAGTCGGTCATGATCTCTTCCGCCGCTTGATACACGGCAGCGGCAGCGTCTTCCATGATGGCTTTCTCAAAGCCGACGAAGTTCTTGTTGATGACGACCTCGGAGCGGTACCTCATCGGAACCTCACGATGGTGTGCTCTAGCCCAATGACGACATTGTGAATCTCGATACTGGCGATCTCGGGGGTCGTGCCATCGGGCAGTGTGATCTTGTCGTCAATGGTGATCGCCGTGTCCGAAATGTAGGCCGTGGTCGGCTTGTGCGTCTCATCTACCTCGTCGGTAGCGGTAAGCGTCGTATTGGGTTCGACGTAAGCGTCGGCGCTTCTGGCAGTCCCGAACGTAGGTTCGCCGTAGTTGTTCGTGGACGACACGGACTGAATCGTGACGGTGTGAGGCATGAAGGCGGTGAGTTGGGGGTCGATGGCCATAACTCACCGAAGCCTGTAGGGAGCGTGAGAGTAGTCGTCGGCAGGGTAGACACGCTCGTTGTCGTGAATCCCCTTCCGGCCAAACGTCGTCTCTCGCTCGGTGTCTGCCTCCCGAGCCTCTTTGACACTGCGCTTCCAACCCGATGTGAACGGGGACACCGGCTCCGTCTCTTCCTTGGTGAGAAGGGAGTCGGCCAACTCCATGTACTGATGGTACTTCTGCGAGAAGTCGGCAGAGAGTCCGCCAATAGAGCGGTTCATCAGGCGAGCGAACTTGGCGGCAATGGCACGGCACGCCTCTGAGGCCGTGCGGTTGATTGAACCGTGGCGAGTCAGGAGGTAACTGATCTCGTTGTCGGTAATCAACTGGTCGGTCGAATCTGTGTCACCAATAAGCAGGCGAACTGCGTCAATGGTCCGTGTCCCCGGCTCTCCGGTGTAGAGCCAGTCCACTTCGATGAGATCGAAGAACTCCACCACCAGCATCCCCGTGTTCGGGGCGGTCAACTTACGACCGTCGCCGTAGGTAGCCGTGAACGAGGCTAGGTAAGTGTCGGCATCCAGAGCAGCATCGGCAGCCGTCCATGCGTAGCGAACAAGACCGGTGGAAGCAGTGACGACCGTGACTGAGCCGTTGGTAATGACCTGAGTTCCATCGGTGGCCTTGTACATATTGAAGACAACCGTGGCACCGGAAAGGTCAACTCCTGCGGCATCCACAAGGAACTGACGCTCCAACTGTGGGAGCCGGTCGCCTTTGCGGATTGATACGTCTGCCATGCTTACACTCCTGCCGTTGACTTGTTGGCAGAACCACTAAGAGTTGAGGTAGTGCCACCGCCGCCCAAAGTCGAAACGGTGCCACCTGTACTTGTCACAACGTAGTTTGTGCCACTTCCAATGTCTAGGTCGATGACTCCATCGGCGGTGCTACCACCCGTACCAGCGACCGTCGAACTCCGCAAAGACTTGACGAGACGAAGGGCGCTTTGAGCCGAAATGCCAGCGCCGGTTGCCGTCCTCGGTGAGATGTGTAGGCCAGTTGCGGACTGCCCACTTGTGCCCGAAGCCGAGGCCGTCCGAGGGGCGATATGAAGTCCAGTGGCGGACTGTCCCGAGGTGCCCGTGGCGCTGGCTGTTCTTGGACGAGTCGTGAATCCCTCGGCGGTACTGCCTGTGGTGCTCGTCCCCGTGGCAGTGCGGAGGTGCTTGATGAGAATGGTGAGTCCATCCCCTGTCTCACCCTGACCCGAGGCATACGAGGTGCGGAAGAACTTGGTGAGAATGGCGATGAGGAAGCCCGAGGTCGATGTACCCGTGGCCTCTCTCGGTGCAATGTGTAGCCCAGTAGCCGACGAGCCAACGGTCGAAGTTCCCGTGGCGGTCCTTGGGGCAATGTGAACTCCGGTGGCCGACTCACCCGTGGTCGACGTGCCCGTAGCAGTACGGGGCTGAGTAGAGAACGAGATGCTGGCACTATCGCCGGTCCCCACCGAATCCACGGCGGTACGGGGCTGGATCGACAGGGACGTAATCGTGAAGCCGCTGGTGCCCGCAACCGTCGAAGTACGGGGCTGAATGGACAGAGAGGTCGTGGACTGCCCACCAGTAGCGGAGCCAGTAGCGGTACGGGTCCGGTCAACTACTCCGGTAGCGGGAATCTGGCCACTGAAGTTCTTGTCGACGTTGTACTGCTCGCCGTTACTGAAGTTGAGGTCGGAGAATCCGAACCCCGTAGCGGTACGGGCAATCGCACCGGCATAGGTGGCATCGACCTCGTTGTAGTCGAAGTTGCGGCTGTCGTAGTAGCCGCCGTCAACTACCTGAGTGCCACCGGAGTAGAGGTAGACGAACTCAACGCCATCAGGATCGTCCTGATAGTCGACGTTGGAGTCGTAGTCGATAGCCATATGCGGCTACCGATCAATCAAGCGTCAGAGAGAGCGAAGTGATCTGGAAGGTGTCGCCAGCAGTGACCGAAGCCGAAGCCGAGAGAGCGCCATACCAGAGGCAGTTGCCCGAAGTGGACGCATCCCAAGCCGACCAGTGGGTGTACGTCTCAGTGGTGGACACATTTGTCCACTCAACCGTGGCCGAGGTCGTGATCGAACCCGAGGAAGCCGAGCCGAACGAGGCCGCCTTGCGAGTCGTCTCAGTGGCGGCGTTTCCCGTACCGGCCTCGCCGGGATCGCCCGTGTGCAACTGGAGATAGAACGCACTCGGAACCGTGAAGGAAGCGGTGCCCGTCACATGATCCAGAAGTTTGAGTTCGGCGTAGTTGCTAATCGACATGGTTCGTTACCTCTGCGGGGATGGTACCCCACGCCGAACTTGTGAGGGAAGGGCTATGAGGAAGTAGCCTGCTCTCGCTTCGGAATGGGGCGCTTCTTGGGAGCAACTTTGCGGGCCTGCTCCTTGGACAGTTCGATGATGCGGATGCCATCGCCATTCTCGTCCGGTACCTCGGCACCGTGAGGGAGAGCGTCGACGTAGCGGTTCTGCACCAGCGAAGTCAGATGAGTCCAGCCGGTCACGTCCACGACTTCGCCACGGACAAACGCCCTGTCGCCCTTGAATGGGCGAAGGACGACGTACCACTTCGTCGGGGGACGGACGGCTTCGATGAGGGGGTCGGACACTTAGGTCACTCCTTCAGTTGTCGGGTAGTTCGATCAGGTGAGGTCGACCCACAAGTAGTCGAAGTCTACGGCGGCGTTGTCGATGGCTCCACCGGTCGCATTGACAGCGTAGACTGTGACCGTGTTGGCCGCAGTCACCGCCGCACCAGCGAAGGCGAGTCCAGCGGTCAACGCACCGGGGTTGAGGACGACAACATCGCCATCCGCAACTCCGGTGATCGTGACCGTCTTGGAGCCAGTCGTGTTCGCACTGATTGAGCCGAAGTCCACCGACACCGTGCCCGAGGCAATCTTGACAATATCGGAACCCGAGCCGACGTTGAGTCCGCCGAAGAGTCCCTTGCCTTTGGTAAGTCGGTTAGCCATGTTGACTCCTTATCAGGCGACGCAGGCGGAGAAGAAGTACCCGAGGTCGGTGGAAACGACCTTGTAGTCCCACGCCATCTGCGCTTCGATGCGATCCGCACGGAGTTCCGGCATACGGAACCGGCTGATGCCGATGTTCTGGCCCATGCCGTCCGAGACACCCCGCCAAGCGAACTGGTAGCCCGCCGAGGGAGTCAGAAGTCCCGGCGACGGAGCGACGTAGTAGAGGGCGGCGTTCTTGCCGTGAATCTGAGCGAACGAGTCCGCCGCACCCTCGGCACCCGAGTTCTTGATGCCCCGAGTGACGAGCACTCGGTCGACACCGAAGAGGCGGCTGAGGATGCCCTCTGCCGGAACCTCGGACGAGGTGTACTTGATGCGGTCAACGATGTCGGGGTGGTGCCGCAACTGGCGGAAGACATCGTAGCCGAGGACCAGCGTGTTGGGCATGAAGCCGGTGTTGGTGAGCATGGTGCTCTTACCGGTTTCGATGTCCTCAATCGGGTCCGACGAGGTGTAGTTCGACCAGACCGTGAAGTCCACGCCACCGGCAACATCGGTGTCCCAGATGCCGGTCGTGAAGTAGTTGGTGTTCCAGTCGATCTCCTGACGGAGCAGCATCCGCTGGGTCACGAAGGTCGTGGCATCCCGATCGGGGTTGAGCGGGTTGTCGGCGTTCGCCCGCACCTGATCGTCAACGTCCTTGTGGAAGGCGTAGACCGAGGTGCTGTAGGTGTCAGTCGACAGGCTGTAGCCCGAGCCAGCGGACTCCGTGGACGGGGCACGCAACTGCGCCTCGTCCCGGAACCAGTCGCCCTTGGTGTACTTGAAGTACTTGTCGGACTGCTTCTCAACCGGAACGGAAGGGAAGACCTGATTGGCAATGAAGTTGCCCTGATCTTGAATGTAGGCGACCGAGATGTTGGTCAGGATCGCATCGACATGAACGTCGTTGGTAGTGGGCTGAGGCATCGCTGACTCCTACTCAGGCTGCTCGGTGCGGGTTCGCACAGTTGACGAGGGCGGTCCCGATGACACCAGCGGCTCCGGTGGCGGTCATCATCTGACCGACAACGTAGTTGGTGGTGTCCGTACCGGGGGTCTTGGCATCGGCCTGACCGTCAGCGGAGGTGCCGATGAGGTCACCTTCGTTGAGAGCAGCGTCCGAACTGATCTTCGTGACCCCGGTGACGACGATCTCAGCCGTCTGGCCAGCGGTCGGGTCGTTCTGAAGAACGCCAATGGGAACATCGGTCGCACCGGAGCAGGCCGCAGCCTTGCCGCTGGAGTCGACCTTCACGAAATGGTACTGCTTGGCCGAAAGATCGGCGGCAGCCTCCAGCGTGATCTTGAGTGGCTGTGATGCCTTGTAGGCCATGTCAGTTACCTCGCAGGTACTCGTTGTAGAGGGACGGGTTCGCATCGACGGCCTTGGCGACCGCCTGCTCATGCGACAAGCCGGGGTTCGCCTCAATGAGACGAGCCGCCGCCTTGTTGATCTCGCCGGTCGGACCATCGTTGTCGAAGGCCGAAGCCTTGCCCAACTCAGCGAAGAGGTTGCCGGTGCTGATGCCCTCATTGGCAGCAGTGAGCACCGTCATCAGGGTGTTGAAGGTGTCCTCATCGACGGCCTCAGCGACCGACTTGAGCACCTTGCCGAACGCCTCGGACTCGGCGGGGAGAGCCGACAGTTCCGCCGCCTTGGCGATGAACTCCCGCTCAAGGCGGAAGTCACGCTCGGCCTTGGCAATCTTCTCAGCGGCCACGGCCCGATCCTCGGCGGCCTTGACGATGGCCACGATCTCGGGGTCAGCCGACTTGAGGATGTCGGTGTCGACCGGCTCAGCAGCGGCCTCAGCAGCGGCCTTCTCCAACTGGTCCGACATCTCAGAGTTGGCAGCCTCCAGAGCCTCAATGTACTCGTAGACCTCGGAGGGAAGGTCGATCACGTCGTCCTTCTTCATCTTCTTGGAGCCGTACATCTTGTCCATGTCGTCTTCCTCGTCTTCCTCGTCGTCCATCGCAGGAGGCATCTTCGCCTTCTTCATCTCGTCCTCGTCCTCGTCATCCTCGGACTCGTTGTCGATGCCGAACCGACGCTTGAGTTCCTCGGGCATCTTGTCGCCCTTGGCCTTCTCAACCTCGGCGCTCTGCTCGTTCTCTGAAGTCATGTGCTCCTGCTCCGGTGTGTCGCTCTTGAACAAGACGACCTTGCTCAACTGGTTGGCTGGGCGAGTGACGAGACTGATCTCGTCAAACTCCATGTCCGTTAGGCGGTTGCCGTTGGTAGCCATTGCCATCGAACAGTAACGAGCCTGTCATTGTCGCATCAAGGGTTCTTGCGAGATTCTTTCTCGCCCTTTCCGACGGGCTTGAGCGCCATGATTCGCTCCACGATCTTCGGGAGTGAACTCTCGTCCAGCATCTCGCCGGGGACGAACATCACGCCCTTGTCACCGTCGGCCTTGCCCACGTTTGTCGCCATGTCGGTCGCCGCCGTTCGGTCGTAGCCAGTGGCATCGGTCAGGTTGAGCGGGATGTACTTCAAGTTCCCCTCCTTGTCGGGAGCACGGTAATGAGTCGTGAAGGTCGACAGGTCGAATATGCTGATCTGATCGTTGGCTCGGCCAAGGTCAGCGGCGGACTCAAGTGACGGCATGACGACCGACACATCTAAGTAGACATAATCGACACCCTTCTCTATCTCCCGCCATGCGCCGAGATGGTGGCGAGGCTTGGCCAAGAGTTCGGCGTGGTCCCGTGCGTATTGGCGGATCGAATCTTCGCTGAACTCTTCGACTCGCACCTTGCGCTCGTTCTCCTTGCTGACGGCAACGGCCACACCCTTGCTCCGCATCTCGCTTCGCTTCGGGTTGAACGTGAACCCACCGTCCCGAGCCATCGCCGCCAACTGCTTGGCACGCTTACCGGCAGCCTCGGTGATGCGGCGTATCTTTGGCCTGACTCCACCACCCGTGGCGGTCTTGCGCCGACCGTGTGTCTTCTGGTCGTGGGTGCCGTGCTTAGAGACTTTGGCGAAATGACGACCGCAACTCACATGGTGGCTGCCACCTTTGTCGTAGGCATTGTCGTCGTCGGCGGCTCTCTTGGCCTTGCTCAACAAGAGTGAGAGGCGCTTCTGTAGTTCCACTGGGAGAAAGCCGATCTTCTGTTCGCCAAACTCACCTGTGTGAAGCAGAAACTGGTTCTGGCCTCGCAACTCAGTGGCAAGTGCTGGCCAAGCCTCTTCAGGGAACATCGACCGGTGCGCCTGAAAGGCGGCTTCTTCGCCATGTCGGTCGAAGCCTCTACCAGTGGCTAAGTGGCCGAACGCATCATGGACTGCTCGGAACTTGTCGTTGACTTCGTTTGGCCAGTACGGGTGTCCACCGGTTGCTTCGGTTCTCAGAACCTCAAGCACGCCCGTTTGCTCAACTTCCCTAAGCATGTCGTGGTACGACTCGTATGGATCGGTGTCTGTGTAGACGACCTTGATCCCCAACTCTTTAGTGAGCATCGTGAACTGGTCCTCAACTACCGAGGCAACTAAGTCCCATGTCTTGAGAGTCTCTTCGCTGTCGTCCATCGCTGGCATAGCGTCGTAAGCCGCAGCCGTCTTGGCTCGTTTGGCTGCTCCTACTGCACGGACACTCTTCCAGTTCTTCTTCACCCCATGCTTCGATGCAAGCCGAGCGATTGGTCGCCCCATCTGCATGGCAATGCCCTCGGGTCCATCAACTGTCCTCAGGCTCAAGTCTTCGCCAGCACTCTTTCTTCGCCCGTGGGTCTTCTGGTCGTGTGAGTTGCCACCGTGCTTGGATACGTCGCCTGCACCGACGTACTCCAACACATAGACGGGGTAGACATCCGAGTTGAGTGTCATGCCTCGGTCGACTCTGGCAACCTTGAACTTGCCTCCTGTGATTCCCTCTTCGCCTCCTGCTCGGTAGCCAGAGCCGTCGATGTACGGTGCCCCCGGCTCAAACCGCACCATCGCAACTGGCTGGTTGTGAGAATCAAAGTCCGTTGCATATTCATAGGCCAAGTCCCAGTCGGGAGTAGCGGACTCTAGGGGAAGTGCGATCTCGTCTCCCTCTTTCCACTGCTCTCTTCTAGTCAAGCCACGATGCAAGAAGTCCGTAGTCTTGGGTGCGTCTTTCAGTGCGTCTTGCAGAGCACTGGCGTGCTTTCGTGCTTCATCTTGGTATTCGGCTGCAACTGAACTAGCCCGTCCTGTAGCGACTGCCTTGATGTCGTCGCCAATCGGACCCCCTTGGCCAGCCCCGACCCACGCCACCACTGCATCACTCAACCCACTGGCCGCCGTATCTCTTCGCCCGTGCGTCTTCTGGTTGTGCTCGGCGTGCTTCTTGACGCTCTCATACCGCTCCAGAAGACGACGACCCTTGGCGGCCAACTTGGCGGCATCACTCCGATTCTTGGGAACCGGCTCGCCCCATGCGGCGGCGGCCAAAGCAAGACGGGTTGGCTCACCCTTGTCATTCTGAAGAGGGCCACTCGGGTTGGTGTAGAAGCGAGTGAGGAAGGAACCCTTGCGCCGCATCTTCTCGGGGGTATCGGCCTTGCCCTTGACTCCCGGCTTCAGGTTCGCCCCTTCCTTGCGCTTGAAGTGACGACGGCCCGCCGCCGTAAGCCCACCCTTCGGGTCTTTGATCGGCTCTTTCTTGCTCATCTTCTTCCGCTTCCTCTTGGCCAGCGTCTTGATCCAGTCTGCGTTGTTACCCTCGTTGAGCATTGCGCCGATGCTCTTCTTCGGACGGTCTGCCTTGCCAATGTCTCCGCTTCTCGTTGCGAACGTCACCATGTCCTCAATGTCTGTTGCGCTAGATGGCCAACCTCCCGCATCTTCATCGTGCACGAAGGCCACGGCGTTGTAGTTGCCTGACAGAAGGACGACTTCGCTTTCAATAGGGGAACCCAATCCAGTCTGCGGAGTTGAAAAAGCCAACTCCACTGGCACAACCGCCGACATTACGGCTATTCGAGATCCAAGTCCGCCGGGACCGTAATCCACGGCGAACTCAATGGCTTTGCCTGTATCGGCGGTCCACGAACTCAATGGGCGCTCGGAAATGTTGCCCAAGATTCCTACATCTTGCTCAAGGCTCTTGCTGGAAGCCTCGTCTATCTTCAAGGCTTCCATGAAGGCGGACCTGTTCTCCTTGGCTACCGTTATCCCTCTTGAAACCGTGATGTGTGTAACACCGGCTTCCTTGAACTTCTGCTGGGTGGCTTCGTACTGGGCCTTGACTACCGCCTCTGCGAACTCCATCGCTTTAGGGAATCGCTCACGCATCTCGTCATACGCTATTACTGAGTCCCCACCACCTACATTCGGGTCCAAGAAGATGTCAAGGTCGTCGGTAAACTCTGTCGCTTGGTTGTAGAGGTTCACGCCCTCGTAGTCATCAATAACACCAAGGCTATGTAGCGCAGCAAGTTGCAGCACCATGCTGTAAGGATTAGAGGATGAGTCTGCCCAAGCCCTGAGCACGCCAGAGGCAAGTGTCTCAGCGTTGATGTAATCTTGCGGTCCGTCTACAGGAGTCGCTCGGCCTGCCTTGAACGCTGGGAACGGGTAGATAACTTGGTTCTGTTGCACCAAGTCTTGCAACTCTAATGCGATCTGGTGCGCCTTCTCAGGAGTGTCGGCAACCCCAGCCGCCGTGATTGCGGCGGCGATGCTCTTGGATGTTTCTGACTTGATGTTCTGAGCATGACCGAGGCCAACGCCCTGATCGCCCTTGGACTCAGGCACCAGTTTCGCCATCGTGGCGAACGATGCGACCTTGCGCTTCGGGGCTTCTTCCTTGGCCTTCTTGCCACCGACCTTGCCCTTGCTCTTCTCATAAGACGGAGCCTTACCCTTGCCCCCACCTTCGGGGATACCGCCCACCCACTGATTGCCACGGAAGGGATGGCCGGGGTAGTCGCCCTTGTCGACTTCGACCATGCCCGAAATGCCCCGCTTCTTCTTGCGCTTCTTGGAACCCATGACCGAGGCAACGTGGACCGAGTTGACGGTGGGGTTGTCCTTCTTGACCTTCTTGAAGGCGGCACGGATGTCTGACCAGAACTGCGGGTCGTCGTTCTCCAGCCCAGCGGGGTCTTCGGTCATCCAGCGGTTGATGACTTCCAGTACGGCAGGTGGGTAACCGCTTGCCTTGGAAAGATAAAGAGGCGAAGTGGACTTAGAGCCACTCCATTTGGTATCGCTGTTCTTCAGGTATTCGGCGAACGTAGGAGCGCCGTCGATGATCTCTAAGAGCGAGTAGTAAGACTCCACCAACGAATCCTCGCCAAAAAAGTAGTCTTCAAGCGCTGTGTTCCCGTTGCTGTTGAGTGATCGGTCCGTAAGAAGCCTCATCATGTCCTCCGGTGTCTCCCTAAACACCGAGGCCATCTCCTGAGCACCTCTTATCTGGAAAGTCTCATGAGCGTATGCGAGATATTCAGCCCACTCAAAAGCCACTCTTTGTGTCTCGCCATAGTCAGGCTCATACCCATACTTAGCCCATGTGTATGCGCCGTTCATGCCGAACATGGTGGACATGGCGATGACTGTCATCTCGTCAATGCCAGCACGGGCGTATTGGTCTTCCCAATGTCGTAGAACCGAAGTTCCAATGCCCTGCCCTTGTAGTTCGTTGGCGACCCTAAATACGTTGTTCACGACACGGCCAGACTCAGGATAGAGAAAGCGCTCAAAGTCCCCCTTGTACTCGCCGTCAATCACAAGTCGCCCTTTGACTAAGATTGCTTCGTAAAGTCGGTCTACCTGCGTAACACGAACTTCGATCTTCTCCCCGCTCTTCAACTCAATGTCTAGGTCGAAGATGTCACGGGCCAACTGCTCTGCTTCCGCACCCATCTTTGGCATGGGGTGTTTGTCAGTAATCTTGCCTGCCTTCGTCTCATAGTCGGCATGAGCGGGCTTAGAGTATGGCTCATCAGTGAAGAACGATAACTGGCCTTCGGCTGTGTTGGGGTTGTACTGGTGCCCCTCTAGTTCAGTGCCCCGAGCCGCTTCACGAACTGCGGAAAGCCCCGTTGCCGTCTTGCGTCGGCCATGAGTGGTCTGGTCATGGGCCGTGCCGAGGTGCTTGGTCAACTGCTTAGGCACTTTCTTCCCCGGTTCACTGATGGTTGAGAAGATGTCGGCGAAGTTGTCAGCCATCACTGCCCCCTCTCTTCGTACCACTTGTTGCCATACGGGGCATCATGCCACGGACCCATGTTCATGCTCGCCGCAGACTGCCTTCCAACCTCATCGAAGTAGTACTTGACTGCCGCTTCGGCAGAGAATCCACGCTCCCACTCGTCTGGTGAGAACCAGAGATCAAGAACAGGATCGAAGACCGTGCCATCTGCCAACTCCACCCAAGCGTGGGGGATACGTCCGACCGGCGATCCCGGCCCGTGGATAGAGCCGTGGACAAGTTGGTGGCCTTCGCCTTTCCTACTGATCGTGGTGAGTGTCTGCCACGACAACTCGTAGCAGCGAGTCAAACGCTCATCGAACGTCTCTGGCCCTTGCCACTTGCTCAAAGCCTTGGGGCGCTCTTGGGTTGCCGCCCGAATCTGAGCACGGGCAAGAATCGCTTGGAAGTCATCGGCATCGGCTGGTCCCTTGGAACTCCCCGCCGTCTTCCTTCGACCGTGAGTCTTCTGGTCGTGCTCAACGTGCTTGGCCAGACCGACTTGGCTCTTGGCCACCGTCTTGTATTTACCGCCCCGCCGTTTGTACTCCTGCACTAGCCAGCCGTTCGCATAGGCCGACGGGTAGACATCGAACTTGCGTTTGGCCGCCGCCTTGACCTCGGCGTACAACTTCGGGTTGGTGGGGACGTTCTTCTTCTCCACCTTGGTCTTGACGTTGATGGGCTTCTTACCCTCCCGCCGCTCAGTGGACTCTGCCCGACGCTTGCGGCGAACTGCCGACTTGATCTCGGCCTCGGTCATCTTGGCCGCACGGGAGGCAGGTACACACTTCGGGTACTTGCCCTCGTCGGCATCCTTGCGACCGCACGGCTCAAAGCCGCCACCTTTCTTGGGGCGTGAGATGTCAACCCACTGCTCCTTGAACCAACGAGTCAGACCACCGGTAGCCACGTCTTAGGCTCAATCTCGTCGTGGGGTGAGTGAACCCCAACTCTGAGTGCTCGCCGTCGTAACATTCTGAATGTAATCCAAGAGTTCACGACTACCACCGTCCGCCCATCCCCACGCCTGATCGTACAGTTCCGTGCGGCGGTTGTCCTCAATGTGGCCAATAACCTTCTTCAAGGCAAGGTGGTGGCGAACGGCAAACTCCCGATGGTCACCTTTCCAGCGACGTGATTGCTCAACCTTGCTTGTACCCGGCATTGGGTCATAAGAAGACTTGCTTCTGTCGATGAAGTCCCAAACTTGCGTCCTGAAACTGCGAGGGTGGCTAAACCACGGTCGGGAGTTCATGTAGAGCGCAGTAGAAAACTCCTTCCAGTAGACATTGGTAATCTCATCGTCGCCCAAGTCAAGAATCGCATCCTGCGACTTCTTGGCCTTGTCGATCACGGTCTTCGGCTTGATGAACGGATTAGTGACTCGCTCTCGCAAACTAGGCTCGGTGGTCACTGTGATCTCTGGCCTCTTCGGACCGAGCATCATCCTATTTGAGCCTAGTCGACCGGTGAGAACCATCTCCGTTCCCGCCGTCTTACGGCGACCGTGGGTCTTCTGGTCGTGAGTGGCGTGCTTGATGAGTTCGATGCGGTGGCGTTGCGCCTTGGCGAGCAACTCCAGATAGCGAGGCGTGGTGTACATCAGCCTTCCTTGAAGGATGCGGTCTTGATGCCGAACTCATCGGCCCAACTGCTCGCCTCCTTGAGCACGTCCATGATGTCCATGTCGACCATCTGCACGTTCATGGTGCGGTCGCCAAGTTTGCCGTCCGACGCATCACGGCCCACAACGGCGGCCCAGCGGTGGTGGCCGTCGATGACATAGCCGTCACGGCTCACGAAGATCGGGCGCTCCGAGGGGTCGAAGTCCTTGGCGAGCATCATTCCCGCCACCTTGGCTCCGATCAACTCGGTCTGTGTCGCCTTGAGTTCGGCGGCGGGAACCTTGGTGCGCTTGACCTCAATCTTCTTGCCCTCAAGGTGGCTGATGAACGCATCGGTCCCGTCGACCTCGCCGTCCTTGTTCTTGGGCAACTTGTCGGCCTTGGTGCCGGGACGGG